CGGCTACCTTCGACGCTGGTGTAGAAACTGCGGCTATCACTACAGCTACAAACCTCGTAACTACATTACCTTCGGGTGGACAAGGCCAGTATTACTTCGGCTTGAATCCTATCTACTTAATGAGTGCAACTGAGTTCAGGCCAGCAGAGGCTTTGACAGTTGCTGCGTTAGGTTCGGCTACTCGTAGATGGACTAATGTTTATAGTGTAGATGGCTCATTCAGCGGCAACCTAATCAACGAGGTCGGAAGCTCGTACAAGCTATACAACCTCGGAACTGAAAATGATGCTGATAGTGAGTATCTCGAAACCAGCTTTGTATCCAATGTAGCTACAATTGCTGCTAAGAATGACGGAAGCGGAACTGCACGAGGGTTAACTCTAACTTCGGACGGCACAACTAGGCTCGAAGGCACATCTACTAGGCTGTACGTAGGTGCATTGCTTGCACTTAACCTCTTCTCATCTACCGGCCAATTCAACGTCAACTTACAGCCTGCATCTACAGGCACTAAGTTCTGCGGATCGACTAGCCGTAGATGGTCTAATGTAGCTTCAGTAGATGGTGACTTTAGTGGCGATGTCGTAATGGCAGCTAACGTAGACTTTACTGGCCTTCCAACCGCAGACCCGCTCGTAGCTGGTCGATTGTGGAACGATAGCGGAACAATGAAAATCTCAGCTGGATAAACAGATGTCAAAATATGAAATACCCCCTGTATCACCTGATGCAGCCACACACCTTAACAACATCCTTCTCCGTGCTGACCGCGAATTTAAGCGACAAGTCAGCGAGTGGGCAAAGCAGCTAGATGTTTGCTGGTGTGCTCCTGTAACCCACGGCGACAACGCTCGCTCGATGGAAGATATGCAGGCTATCATCGACGCAGATCCTGCTAAGTTTCAGATGATGCTTAGTGACTCTGTTGCTCAAGTACAGCACTTTATGGCTATTGACGCTGCGGCTTTCGTCGAGTTAGTAGAGCCTCGGCACTTAGTCGATGGAGCCTACACTTGGGCCGATGGGGAACTTAAACTAGAAGAATTACGTCCCGAATGGGATGTTCAACCAGAAGAGGTATAAGCTATGGCAATATTCATCAACGGGGTTAAGACTGGAGCAGCAGGTGGGAGTATCTCATCAGCCGACCTTCTTAAAGTAGATTCGGGACTATCATTTACTGGAGGATTCACAGACAGAACTACGGGAGCCGCTGGAAGCAGTGACGTTGGTTCTAACCGAGACTACTCAACCGCTGATGCAACCGCCAACCGCTGGATGCTTCTCGGCCTAGATGCAGCACAACAAGCTGCTAACGACAACATCTACTGGGGTTCACCAGACACAGCAGCTATGGCTGGCTATGACGCTACCAAAGGCTTGTTCGGTGGAACGCAACTCCCACAGGGCGTAGACAAGTTATTCGACTTCTCAAGCACAGCATTGAGTGTTGACGGAACATTATCCAACGGAGACCCATACCTCGGTGCTTCTGGAAGCCTAGACTTCTCGACTTGCCAGATTGGTGACAAGTTAGAGTGTCGCTTCGACTTCAACATCGTACCTCAGATTGCTAACTCTACTGTAGAGATTGCCTTAGTTTGGGTTACACGAGATTCGAACGATACTCCTACTTTTAGCTTCTCGCTAACACACTCACCTTTGTTCTTCGGAACTGGAACTGTCGGAATCACTAAGTTGATTCGTCCTGTGATGACTGCTTACTTTGCATCTGATGAAGATGTTAACGCAGTTGCATTGCCAGCTATTCGCTGCGACAACCCAATCCAGATTCAGCCACTCACACTCCTAGCAGCAATTCAGAGGTAACATAATGTCATTAACATCAAAACAGGCTAACGTAGCTAATGCACAAGTCAATCTTGGAGATGAGATTGCACGAGAGACCGGAAGTGGAGCTATTGCTTACTCACTTCTCGCTGAGTCTAACATTCGAGTAGTTGGAGTTATGCTTCACCTCGACGCTGCTGCTGGTGCAGAGCCATTAGAAGTTAAGATTGATTCTGCTGCTGGTGCAGCTTACGATACCCTTCTCATCTCGCAAGATATGGATGGCCTAACAGACATCAACATCACTGATGGTCTAATTATCCCTAAAGGCGATTCACTTAGCATCACTTTCGCTAACACTGGTTCTGCTACTTACGGTCTCACTGTTCTTTACGCTGATGGGAGGTAATCATGGCAATTCGCATTGTACGAAACGAAGCAGGTAACTGCATTAACTTCCAAGGTTCTTCGAACCCAACTTACTTCAACGCCTGTCTATCAGGTCAAGTTGACGCAGCAGACAACACTAAAGTCCACGTAATCAACGATGTCATTACTGGTTTGACTGGTGTAACCTCTTACGAGTTCTACGCTCTACCATACACTGAGCTAGAAGACAAAGACGGTAACGCTTTTGCTGACGCTCAAGAAGCTGCGGACTACATCACAGCCAACGCTAACGTAATTGGTCTTGGTGGTTCAGGTATCGACCTATCTGGTCAAGATGTCTGCTTCAACTTAGACGCTACATCGACCTCGATTCTATTATCGACTGGTCACGCATTTGGCGTTAACACAATCAAAGCTGTCGCAGATGGTGGAGACATCTCTATCATATCTATCGACGCATCAGATAGTATCACACACTTCACTGGCCTGGAGGTTGGTAAGGCTTGTGTCGGTTCTGCTGTTATTGGTGGTGGACTCAACGATGTCATTAACACTTTGAACGAGTTGTTTACTGTTGGTGCTTTTCAATCTGTTGTTATCTCAGACCCCTACAGCACAATGATTGCTGACGTTAGTGGAGTCCTTGCTGGATACACACTTGAAGGTTCTACAGTTGTTGACCCAATTGGTAACGATATAGCTGGTAACTCAGCATCAGGCAACTACGCTGGCCTTAAATCCACAGCAACCATCGACCAAGCTGGCGAATACTTCACTTTCGATATTCGAGGTGAAGGGCAGATTGGTTTCGGCCTCGTTCATAGCGATGCAAGTTTCGCAGCAGGCCATTACAGCGGTTCAGCAAGTTACGCTGACCCAGCAACTTTCGCTGTTAGCAACTCAGCCCATTACGGCTACCAGTTCTCGCACTGGTTCCATCCTACGCCTAACGGTTCATGGACTAACTACGGTGCTAACACTTCGTACAGCATGAAAGCTGGATGGTCTAGCTGGGACGGACAAGCTGATTGGCTTGCTGGTAACCCAGTTAAGATGCGAGTCGGCCTAGACACTAATGGCTACATCAGCATCGAGAGTTTGATGGACGATGGTTCATGGCGAGTACACACTAGAACTAGCTATGCTGCTGTTGAAGGTGCAGAGTTCCACTTAGGTATTAAGATGGCTAACTCGGCTCCACGAGTCTACTCGGCTCCTATGGTTCACCTACTCGAACCAGCAGCACCAACAATGTACTTCCGTCACATCGAGAGTCCTGATGGTAACTGGCATTATCCTCTCTTCGCAACAGAAGAAGAAGCTAATTACTATGACTTGCAGAATGGTGGAACAGGAACTTCGTCAACTAACGTATATCCTGATGAACCTACATTCTCAACATGGTACGAGCCAACTAACGGCCACACCCATAACGGTACTCAATCCCCAGAAGACTTCGTTACTCTATTCATGGGCAACCCAATCAACTGGACGGAGATTACATCACAGACTAACGCAGACTTAGCTCCAACAGCTTACTCCGATTACACTCTGACTGTAAACGAACTAGCTACACTGCACCACCAAACGCAACCCGCTGACAGTGGTTACACAACCTCATTCAGCAACTTACCTGCTGGTATCGTTGACATTGGTGGTGGTGAACTTAGCGGTTCTGCTCCAGAGGTCACAGGCGATTATGTCGCTAACCCTTCGGACACATACACGATTACAGTAACTAGAACTAACTCTTACGGTTCAGCTTCTGGAACACTAACTTTAGTAGTTACTAACCTGACTGCACCAGTTAACCCAATCAGTGGTTTCAATCACGTATCTGGAACAACAGCAATGATTGATTCGGACACAATGGACTCTGGTTCTGTTGTCCACGTCAACACGACTGTAGCAGATGGTGAGCGATTCGTTATCGAGAAGGCATACATTGAAGCCAATATCCTACCTAACTTGGTAGCCGCTAACGACATGTACATCATCGGACTAGCTAACCAGCCAGAGACGTTTGGAACACTAGACTTAACAGACTTTGACGCTGCTATTGTTTGGGAATACGAATCGGCCTCTAGCCACACATTCAAGTTCTATCGTGATGGTTCAGTTGTTCAGAACATCGTTATCAACTCCTTAACGCAAGCGTTCTACGATTACGCTATTGAGGTTAACGGTACTTCTGCATGGTTAATCGCTTGTAATGTTAACAGCATTATGAACGAGCCTAGCCCAGCAGATGGTGGCACATTCAGCCACACCTACGAAGCAACTAGCATCGAGGACACAGCACCTGTTACAATTTGCATGGCTGCACTGAACACTACTGGCGACATCAGCACGACAGACATCGAAACGATTGATACTCCTGCTGCACCAGCGACCAACACAACTAGCTGGACTAAAGCACTAGATTTTAGTGGTAGCGAATACGCTATACACGTTAATAATAGTATGTTCTACCAACCTTTACAAATGGCTGGACTTGCCAACCTAGTTGCTGGACACTCAACACAAGGTTATACTTCGGGGGATGCCTCTTCGAGACCTTGGGAAACAGTAGTTGTATTCAAATCAGATGGTTACAGTGGTAATCAAATGGTATGGAATCAAGGTGAAGGTTCTTCGAGTGGTAGCGACAACATTTTTGTAAATGTAACTGCTGCTGGAAATGTACACTTTGGATGGGGTAGAGAAGGTGTAGGATACAATCAATGTAGAATCGCTACAGGTATTAACACTTCTACTTGGTATGCAGTTTATGTTGCTCACAGTGGAGAGCGACTGGGAGGCGGAGCGGCAACCGCATCAGCCTTGGCAGACTGTTTTGATATTCGTTTGATGAGCAGTGCAGATTCATTTGCTTCGTTAAGTAGTAACTTATCAGTTGCAGCTAACTGGACATCTACAGGTGCTAGAATGGATAGAACTGTAGCTGGGGACTTTACCGTTGGTGGTAGAGGAACTGGATATAGCTTTAGAGGTAAAGTGGCTAGTATGATAGTTCATTGTCTGGAAGCAAATAAAGCTATGCCAGACGCTACTGAGATTGAGTTAATGATTACAGACCCTTTAAAGTGGGAAGCTGATTACTTAATTGGAAATCTCTATAGACGACCTTTCTATTCTAGCAGCTCAACTAATTATCAGAAAGCTACAAGTCTCGGATTTAAGGCTAACCAAATGTGGTTCATGGGTGATGGCTCTCCTGATACATTCCCTAATATCAATAATGAGCAGAGACCAAATTGGATAAACTATACATATTTAGTTATGACTAATATGGTATCTAGCGACATCGAGAATGTGACCATCGCTGGCCTTAGCTAGTAAATAATTAATTACGCAGCCTGCTCTTTCGCGGGTGGGCTGCTTCTTTCATAAGGAGCCTTTTATGGCAACTCAATACGTTATGACTCCGGCAGTACCTAATCGGTCTCTGTCAGCTAAGTTATACACAACCGCGATGGTCGAGCAGGCAACTGCTTCATCTATCACGGAGACTGTATCTAACTCAGGCATCTACGAAGTTGTCTTCACCGAGGCTTCTGCACTCTCTGGCAGCTTTAGACTCGCGATTACTGACATCCTAACTGGGTACGGCGTAGCAAGCTACGAAGCGTTCTTCGCTGGGGTAGATGGTGAGCGAATCAATGCTAGTGAGTATCATGCGTTAGGTTCGGCAGATGATAAGCTGAATGACATCCTCGCTAAGATTACACCTATCACAACCGTATACAGCCCACAGCCATCGAGCGAAACTATCAGCTTGATTCGTGGTGATGCTTACGATGGCACAGCCAACGCTAAACTATCTTGGACTGCCTCGAAAGATGTAGACGGCGAAACTGTTAACTTCACTATTCGCGATAGCAAGGATGTTATCATACTCGACCAAGACACAGCAGGTGTATCAACCTTAGCTACCGGGTCGCTAGTTGAAGTCTCACTATCTACAGCAGCTACGGAGTTATTAGATCCTGCTGTATCTATATTCACCTTTGATG